GTAAAAGCTTTTTAATTTCAAGTACTAACTATAATAAATACATCAACAATGAACAATAATAGATTTTATGTTGCCACCGAAAAGCTACACGATATAGCTTCTGAACTTTTAGAATTAGGATTCGAAGAATTAGATGAATGCGTTTCTCCAGATGAATTAGCCGATAGAGTTTTTATCGATACCGAAAAGAAAACATTCTACTTCACAGACGAGCAATGTGTGAAAGAAACCGCCGAAATTATTTCCGACAAATACAAATTAACCTATCATTCAACCAATCTTAAAAAAGTAAAACAATGGCAGAAATCGTAAACGCAACAGAAAACGAAATTAAATTAGTACAATCTCCTGTAATAGCCCACAAACTTCAAGAAGCTGGGAAAGCAGTTTCAAAACGAATTGAAGAACTTGAACTAGACAAGCAAATTGCCACAGTCGAAACAGTAAAATCACTCAAAGATTTACGGGCCGAACTAAACAAAGAATTGACGGACTTTGAAACGCAACGAAAATTTATAAAAGAAGGAGTAAATAATCCTTACAATGAATTTGAGACAATTTACAAAGTTGAAATATCGGAAAAATACAAATCCGCTATCGACTTATTGAAAGACAAAATCGCCTTTGTAGAAGATAAAGTGAAGTCAGAAAAAAAACAAGCCATTGAATCGTATTTTACTGAATTGTGTATTTCCGAAAAAATAGATTTTATCCCTTTTGAAAAATTAGGAATTGAAATTAACCTTTCCACTACCGAAAAGAAATACAAAGAGCAAGTCAACGACTACATAACAAAAGTAGTCGATGATTTAAGTCTTATAAAATCAACTGATTTTGAAGCAGAAATATTGGTAGAGTACAAATTATCGATGAATGTTTCAAATGCTATTACATCTGTAAAAACACGTAAGGAAAAAGAGAAGGCAGAAGTGGAAAAGCTTAAAGCAGAGCAAAAACAAAACCGTATTAATTTCCTTGAAAAATTAGGGATGCAGTACGTTGAAATTACCAATGCTTATGAATTTAACGCTGATGTTTATCTGACTTTATCAGACATAAACAATCTTTCTAAAGATCAATTTACGGCAAAATACCACGAGTGCGAAGCCAAAATAAAAGACTTGAAAGTAAAAGAATTAGAAGCTAAAAAAATAGAAGTTAATACTTCTGAAATAGCTATAGAAAGCCCAATAATAGTTTCTCCAGTAGCTTCACCAGTTGCCGAGCCTATTACCGCCCCCGCAGTTGAAAAACAAACTGAACCGCTTAAAAAAGCACAGTTTGAAGTTACCGCCACAATGACCCAGTTAAGAGCATTAGGAGCATATTTAAAAGAACAAAAAATAACCTATAAAAACATTTAAAAATGGAAAATCAAGTAGTAGCACAAGCTCCAAAAAAAGTAACTATTGGAAATTTTTTAAATTTCCCAAATACGCAAAAATTCCTAGAAGATAATCTTAAGGAAAACAGAAAAGAATTCGTAAGCAATCTACTTGCTTTATGTGATGGCGACCCAAATTTAGCCTTATGCGAGCCAAATAAATTAATGATGTGCGCTATGAACGCCACAGCTTTAAACCTTCCTTTAAATAAGAATTTAGGCTATGCTTATATTATCCCATACAAAGGAGTTCCTTCTTTTCAAATTGGATATAAAGGATTAATTCAATTAGCCTTGCGTTCTGGTCAATACAAATTTTTAAACGCTACAGAAGTTAGAGAAGGGGAAATTTCTCGAAACAAATTCACCGGAGAAATTAAGTTTTTAGGAGAAAACGAAGATGCCAAAATCATTGGTTATATGGCTTGTTTGGAATTGAATAACGGTTTTAGAGCATCGTTATATATGACCGAAGCCGAAATCGAAAAACACGCAATGCGTTTCAGTAAAATGTATGTTGCTGACAAACAGTTTAAAACTAGAAAAAGTAAATGGAGCGATCCAGACGCAAGACCAAAAATGGCTATAAAAACTGTTCTCAAAGGATTACTTGGAACCTATGGTGTATTATCTACTGAAATGGTAAAAGCTTTCGCAAATGACGATGATAATGAGTCTGAACCAATCAAAAATAATAGCCGTACTGGAGATATTGAAGAGGCAGTAGTCGTTCAAAACGAACCGGAATTAGAACCTGAAAAAGTAGAAATATAATGTATAGTGTTTTGTCAAGTGGGTCTTCTGGAAACTGTGTAATTTATCACAATAGTATTGCTGTAGATATGGGTTTACCGTATTCTAAAATAAAATCCTATCAAAACAATTTACAAATTGTGCTTTTAACGCATTGTCATGGAGACCACTTGAATATTTCAACTATCAAAAAATTAGCTTTTGAGCGCCCCACATTACGATTTGCTTGTGGGGAATTCTTAAGCAAATATTTGGAAGGAATCAAGAATGTGGATATTCTGGAAGCAGGAAAGGTATATGATTATAGTCAATTTAAGGTTTCTCCTATTACACTTTATCACGATGTTAAAAATTTTGGGTATAGAATTTTTAAAGACGACACTAAAATAATCCACTGTACAGACACATCACACCTTGAAGGTATTACTGCAAAAGATTATGATTTGTATGCTATTGAAGCTAATTACAACGAAGACATAATTTTTAAAAGCATTGAAACAAAAAAAGCAAAAGGCGAATTTACATATCAAGAAGGCGTTATAAACAGTCACTTGTCCGAACAGCAAGCGAGAGATTTTATTTTTAAAAACAAAGGTGAAAATTCTAAGGTCTTGCGACTTCATGAATCAACTTGTAATCTTTATTAAAATGGAAGATTTAATCAAAGAATATGCTAGTACTTGCGAAGCAGCTAAAATAAATGGCTTTAGACAATGTGGAATATCAGCATCCGCAACCGGTAGATATAATCTTAGTTTTGGCTTTAAATGGAGTTATGAAAAATTATAATTTTCCAGTTCAAATCTGTTTCCGTGTTCCAAAAGAAATTGACTCAAAAGTAGTATTAGACGAAGGTGGCGCCGAGTCATTAGCTGGTGCTGGCGATGGATTAATTCGCTCACCTGAATATCCTGAATTAGTAAGGTTTCAAGCTTATTTTAAACCATAACGGTTCGTCGCTATAATTTCGGCGTGGCTTAGAACCGTAAATTTTCTGCCGAAAACAAAATATTATTAACCACCGATAATTCCACTAAATAGAACGCTGAAATATAGCGACTGTTAGCGGTTCGGTTTTATAACATAAAACAAGATGAAAGCATTTGAATTTTTAAACGAATTAATAGAAAAAAGTGAATGGCATAAAATCGTAATTACCGATGCTGGATTAGCTGGTAAAATGGTTGAATTTGCTGAACTGTATCACGCTTCAAAAATTAAAGAAATGAACACGCAAATTCCTGATTTATTTCTTGATTTAATTGATGAAAAAGAAAAGGAATTAGTTTACGAAATTGAAAATGAAAATCCAAATCCAATGAGGGAGTATAATTTAGGGGTTCAATTATCTAATTTATGTGAAGCACGTCAAAAAATATGGTTAGGATATTTTAACTGCCAACCAAACTGACCGCTAACGGGCCGCTGCTTGTATCGTCGTTGCGGACTTCGTGACTACAAAATTTCATCTTAAAAATAAACATAATGCGAAACGAAAATATGATTGAACCACAAAATCCGCAATGCGTACAAGCAGCTGTTATGCCTTCGCTTACTCACGGCTCCTTATTTTCTGGAATTGGCGGTTTTGATTTAGCCGCTGAATGGATGGGATGGGAAAATGAATTTCATTGCGAGTGGAATCCATTCGGACAAAAAATATTAAAACATTACTGGCCAAATGCTATAAGTTATGATGACATCACAAAAACAGATTTCACTATTCACAGAGGAACAATTGACATTCTTACCGGAGGATTTCCCTGCCAACCATATAGTTCAGCAGGACAACGAAAAGGAAAAGAGGATGAACGCCATTTATGGCCGGAAATGCTTAGAGCAATTCGAGAGATTCAACCAACCTGGATTGTGGGCGAAAATGTTCTCGGCATTGTTAATTGGAATGGAGGGATGGTATTCGACGAGGTGCAAGCTGACTTGGAAAATGAAGGCTACGAAATCACACCGTTTTTACTTCCAGCTTGTGCCGTCAACGCTCCCCACAGACGGGACAGGGTATGGTTTGTTGCTTACTCCCACAGTTGTGCAAACAGACGAGCATCCGGACAAAATGAGAGCAAGAGCGAAGAAGAACGGCTATCAGAACGGAACGAAGTACGGAAGCCTACTTTCACAAGTGAAGTATTCGGGACTTTTTCCAACACCTACAGCAGTACAGAGGGATCATCCGGAAAGAGTGGAGAAACTAATAGCAACCGGAGCAACAACAATGATGAGCCGGAAAGCGGGGGAAAACAGACCGAACAGCATACTGGATGCAGTAATGTTTTACGGGATGTTGCCGACACCGAACGCATCGGACAACAGGGATCGGGGCGTACCAAAGAACAAGTGTGTTCAAAAACGGATAGAGAATGGAAAGCAAGTTGGGCTTACGATGATGGTAGATGGCCAACTCAATCCCCAATTTGTAATGGAAATGATGGGTTTCCCACCGAACTGGACGGAATTACCATTTCTAAATGGAAACAAGAATCAATCAAAGGAGGAGGAAATGCAATAGTTCCTCAAGTAGCGTTACAGATATTCAAGGCTGTCGCTATGCACAATGCTTCTCTAAGTGAGGCATAACGGCACTCGGCTTTGTCTAGTGCCGAAAATTAAAGACAATAATAAAAGTACAAACTAATTTTTAAATTAAAAACCGATGAATAAAAACACAAAACCAAGTAAGGCATTAGTCAAAACCGCTGTTATGCCTTGTTTTTCTTCTTTATGGAATGAAACTGCAAAATCATTACCAAACGCAAATAAAAGCTGTTTAGTTTTACGACAAAACACAAAACTATGTAACTTATATTATGATGGTAGTAATTGGATGGATGATGGTTATGATTCAAAAAGCGAAAGAGTATTTACCGATGTAACTCATTGGATTTTACTTTCGGATATCCCACTGCCAAAATAAGGCATAACGTTTTGCAACTACACGTCTGTTGCGTAAAAGTAAAAAATAATCTTTCAGTTTAACACGGAATTGAAATGTACAAAACCAAAAACAA